CAACCTTATAGGAAAGGACTCCATCGCGCGGGATAACCCCGTTGATTTCGCCCCCTCCAGTGCCATAAGTGGCGCAAGCTAGTACTACGTCGGGGTCATACCGATCAAACGAGATAACTCTGCGTTTGTCAGGTAGTAGGGCCCTGTAGTACCTTATTCCGTTTTCCCATCGGACACGGTGTCGGTGCTCGTCGTCGTCGTGTAAAACGACATCGCCCAGGACAGAAGGTCCTCGGCACATTCTGACCCTTGTGGGGACAGAATCAAGCACACTAAACCAAGCGCGCCGGCCCAGAGTCTGCCCCGCAAGGGCAAGCCTTTGAGTAAGCGCGTAAATGCCGTTGGCGAACGCGAAATAGTCTTGTGGTCCATCTGGAGACTCCTTAAGAAAATACGGGCGGACAGGGCTTCCATTAAAGAAGTCCGCGCCACAGCTTTCTCTAAAGGGCTCATCAGCAAAAAAGGATTTCTCCTCGTTTAGGCTGAAACCGAAGAACTCAAGACACGACTTTAACGGACGAGCAACATCGTTATTCACAATGATGTCGTCTCCGAACACGAAGACGTCGACTCCAAGCTCTCCAACGTGCCCGCATCTTTTGGATGCGACACAGGCAAGAGCGGCGAAGATCAACGTTTCGAGTTCGAAAGTAAAGCCGTTACCCATGCTAGAAAACTTCTCTAGCCTGACCCATTTTTGGTCAATTAGTGTCATCGGCGACCGAAGGTCGCTAAGGGCACTAAACCAAGAATGAGGCAGCAGCAGCTCGACGAGGCTGCATGCCACGGTGTCGCTTGCATTTGAGAGGTCGAGAGTACAATACTCTCGCGAGACAGATGATTCCTCGGCGACCTGCCGGTGAATCTCCTGTGCCGTGTCTAGGTCCCACCCAGCATTCCGCCGCAGACGATGTCGAATCTCTCTCCCAAGGGAGAGCTGATAGAACACGTTGAGCGAGGGTTCGCTGGCTATGGAGCGATCGATCTGCGCTGTTTTTGGAACAGTAGCATATCGGTTACCCCGGGTAAATGACACCTCTCCGTAACGTTGTGCCGCAAAGGCACCCCACTTGGTTCCTAACCACTGCGGTAGGTACCAGATGGCGTTACGCGTCATAACGGGTGCAGAAGACATTTTGTCAGGTACAGTGGTCTTCCTGCCACGATCGGAAAACGTAGCCCCCGGGCCGAACCTGCCATCCAATAAGGAGGGCGGGCAGGCACCGAGCCAACCGAAGATTTTTTTCCGCATTTCGGAGATAATCTCAGAAATACGATCGTCACGGTCCACTGAATTGGAGAATTCAGGTAGGTAACGACACAACCTCTGGTTGGTCTTGTAACATGCCTTTTCGCCGTCCCACCATTTCTCAATGGCTTTTCGGCGTTTATCGATGTCTGAAGGGAGCTGCTTTAGCTTCTTCAAGACACCGACGGCTGCTGCATCTGCAGCATACCGTGAGGCATGCAAGTAGGTACGCGGGTCGACGGAATTCGTCGCTATCCCGTCCCAATCGCCATAACGTAGCTGAATGGCTACCTTTAAGGCGGTCGGGGTTCCGAGGTCCTCTAACAGGAGAGAAACCGAACGCGTCAAATCACTTGGCAACGTCTGCATATGACTTACCTCGCCGATTAAGTCGGAGAGTAGCCGGCCTGGCCCGAACTCTTGACGAGGCTAGACGCAAGGAGATTCAACCCCTGCGCAATAGCCTCGTTGATGTTCGTGGCCGGGATGGCTTGAGGCACAGTCACGATCCCCTCAAAGACAACGCGATCTTTCGCTGCATAGAGCGTAGTGGTCGAGTCTTGAACGGCGTACGGAAAGACGAGGTTGAACCTCATCTGCCGCGCCGTCTTCGGACCGTTCCACTGCGTCCACAGCTTAAAGACTGCGAAGACCAACGGGGAGACCAGCAGTATTGCCAGTGTCTTGGCGCCAGACGGCGGGTGAACCGTCGCCTGCTGCTGCCGACAGCGAGTCAAACACGATGTCGGTGGTACCGTCATTTTTCTTGACGGTGATAGAAGCCATAGAAGGCATGTTACCCCTATATTGGGAGAAAGGTTACTTACGACCCAACGCCTGAGTTAGGACAGCGGCTGCGTTAGCAGCGCGTTGCCATCCCCAGAAGCGGGCAGGACGCAAACTGAGCGTTACTCCTGACAGAGATAGAGCTCGTTCCGTGTAGTGCGCATTAAACTGACTACGGTTATCGACGGGGTCATCATAGATATTATGAGACTCCATCGTGACCGAGGCACGACAATGAGCAGTACGCCACGGCTTTGTAACCGTGAGTCCGAGGAAGTCGGTTCCCGAGGCCAGGAAATCTCCCACGTTAGCGAACCAATCCACGACGAAGCTGAAGGGTATCAGCTCCCATACGAGGGTTGCCGGGTTGACTAAACCCAGATTGTTCGCCAGATAGAGGTTCGGATTGGAAATCGTCACCTCACATCCTTGCTGAGTTACTTTCAAACCTAACTGGCGCTTTCGCGACCAGATGGCTCCTCCGAAATTGGGATTACTATCAAAGTAATACGTATCGGAAGAGGCCCCCTTGGGTCTTATGGACTTGATGGGGTTTTGTAGCAGATCAATCGTGCTGTAAATATCCTCAATAAGAGGCTTCCAGCCGAAGCTATACTCGAGCCAGTTGTTCGCCATGCTACGCCTGTAGGAGACCTTCGCAGGTTTTCCGTCTAGGCCAAGTACGCGAGCAGCACCGACGAAGTCGAGCTTCCTGAGACGGTTCGTGAAACGTGCAATTTGCACTAAACGTTCCGTCATCATCCTCAGCGATTGATTATACTCAGCGAGATTCACCAACCACATCGCCTGTC